AATACTTGTAGAAAATAATAAACCTAGACTTTTATATTACTTTAAAAAAAGAGGATATAGAGGCTTTGCAATGAATAGACCTGATAAGAAATACAGCAAATTATCTATAACCGAAAGAGAAATAGGTGGAATTCCAAACTCAAGTGAGGATATAAAACAAGCTCACGCATCAGCTATAGAAACATATATTGAAAATTTTGTAGGATTAAAAGAATCTGGTTATGGAGATCTATATTTTCAAAGAACTTTAGAAGACTGGGCAAAATTTAATATAAACAATAGAACAAAACACGATGCCTCTATTAGTTCTGGATTGGCTCTTATGGCTTGTAACAAGCATAGGTATTCACCAGTGAATAAAATAGATTTAAAACCTGTAGACCTAGGTATAAAAAGATATGACAATAGAGGAGCTACATCCAAAATAATAAGTTAAATGAATATATACACTAATTCAAATAGCGCGTTTCCAAGTCAAGTTGTAAGCAATGCAGAGAAAGCAAGTATGGAGTATGGTAGTCAAGTTGCTATGGCTATTGAGTACGAATGGTTTAAATCTGGAAGAACTAACGGAAATCGATATTTAACAAATTGGAATAATTTTAATACGCTTAGACTCTATGCAAGAGGCGAGCAGCCAGTTCAAAAATATAAAGATGAATTATCTATTAATGGTGATTTGTCTTATTTAAATTTAGACTGGAAGCCAGTTCCGATTTTATCTAAATTTGTAGACATTGTAGTTAACGGTATATCTCAAAAAGCTTATGATATAAAAGCTTACGCACAAGATCCTAGTTCTACTAAAAAAAGAACTGAATACGCGGCTAAAATACAAGAGAGTATGATGGCAAAAGATTATATAAATAATCTTAAGCAAGTATTAGGTATTGATTTATATCAAAAAGATCCATCATTAGTTATTCCAGAAACAAAAGAAGAACTTGAGCTTCACATGCAGTTGGGTTATAAGCAATCTATTGAAATAGCAGAAGAAGAAGCTATATCAACTGTTTTTGCTCAGAATAAATATGATTTAATTAGAAGAAGATTAAACATGGACTTAACTGTTTGTGGTATTGCTGCGGCTAAAACTAGTTTTAATACGTCTAATGGTATTAAGGTAGATTATGTAGATCCAGCTTATATGGTTTATTCATATACAGAAGATCCTAACTTTGATGATATATATTACGTAGGTGAAATAAAATCTATAACAATACCAGAGCTTAAAAAAGAGTTTCCAGATATTTCTAATGAAGAATTAGAACGTATCCAAAAAATGCCAGGCAATAGACAGTACATAACTGGTTGGGGCGGATATGATGAAAACACTGTTCAGGTTTTATATTTTGATTATAAAACATACGAAGATCAAGTATTTAAAATAAAACAAACAGATCAAGGATTAATGAAGGCTAGTGAAAAGCCTGATACGTTTAATCCACCAGAAAGTGATATGTTTGAAAGAGTTTCTAGATCTATTGAGGTTCTTTATACAGGGGCTAAAGTAGTAGGAACTGACACAATGTTAAAGTGGGAGCTTGCTGAAAACATGTCTAGGCCTTATGCTGATACTACTAAAGTTGAAATGAATTATTCTATTTGCGCGCCACGGATGTACAAGGGTCGTATTGATTCTTTAGTTAGCAAATGTATTGGTTTTGCTGATATGATTCAGCTTACACATTTAAAATTACAACAAGTATTATCTCGCATGGTACCAGATGGCGTTTACTTAGATATGGATGGACTTGCTGAAGTTGACCTAGGCAACGGTACAAACTATAATCCCGCTGAAGCGTTGAATATGTATTTTCAAACAGGTTCTATTGTAGGTAGATCATTAACACAAGACGGTGAGCTAAATAGAGGTAAAGTTCCAATTCAAGAACTGCAAACAAGCAATGGTGGGGCTAAAATACAAAGCTTAATACAAACGTATCAATACTATTTGCAAATGATACGAGATGTAACAGGGCTTAATGAGGCTAGAGATGGTAGTTTGCCAGATCGTAATACTTTAGTAGGATTACAGAAATTAGCGGCTAGCGCATCTAATACTGCAACTAAACATATTAATCAGTCTAGTCTATATATAACATTAAAAACTGCTGAAAATATATCTCTTAAAATAGCTGATGCTTTAAATTTTCCTTTAACAGCTGAGTCTTTAAGAAACTCAATATCTGTATTTAATGTTAAAACATTAAAAGAAATAGAAGAGTTAAACCTATTTGACTTTGGTATATTCTTAGAATTAGAACCAGATGAAGAAGAACAGGCTAAATTAGAACAAAATATACAAGTAGCATTACAGGGCGGAGGTATTGACTTAGACGATGCTATTGATGTTCGCCAAATAAAAAACTTAAAATTAGCTAATCAAATGCTTAAAATAAAACGTAAGCATAAAATGATTTTAGATCAACAAAACCAACAAGCTAATATCCAAGCTCAGGCTGAAGCTCAATCTGAAACGGCTGAAAAAACAGCTATGGCAGAAGTTCAAAAACAAGAGGCTATTTCTGGTACAAAAGTTCAATACGAAAAAGCTAGAACTGAAATGGAGATTAAGAAAATGGAAGTTCAAGCTCAACTCGATAAGCAAAAAATGCAATTGCAACATCAATATGATATGCAGTTAGCGCAGGTGCAATCTCAAGCCAATGCTCAAAAAGATCAGCAAAAAGAACAATCAAAAAATCAGCGTATAAAAATGGAAGGTACGCAACAAAGTGAAATGATAAGTCAAAGAAAAAACGATGGCTTACCAATAAACTTTGAACAACAACAAGACGTTAACACTTTTATGTAAACGTTATTTAATTATTTAATTATATTATATTATGTCAGAACAAACAACAACACAAGAAGACGTGAAACAGGAGGGTGACTTTAAGATTAAAAAGAAAACCCCTAAAAAATTAGTTCCACAAAATGAAGAACCTATTAAAGTAAACATAAAAGAACCTTTAGTAGACGTGCCTTCAGATACAATAAAAGTAGTTATACCTACTGAAGACAAAAAAGAAGAAGATGCCATTCAAATCGGAGAAACAAAGGAAGTATCTGTGGAAGAACCATCCGGAGATAGCACAGAGATGGGAGAACCTATACAAGAGTCCAACGAGACTACTGAAGGGTTTTCTCCGATCCAAGAAATAACAGAAGCTGAAGTTAAAAAAGTTGAAGCAGAAGTTAAAGAAGCTATAAGAGATGAAAAAGTATTAGGTAAACAGTTGCCTGAAAATATTGAAAAGTTAGTTTCATTTATGGAAGAAACTGGTGGGACAATAGAAGATTATACTCGTTTAAACGCTGATTACTCTAGCATTGACGATGTTACTTTATTAAAAGAGTATTACAAAAAAAATAAACCTTATCTAGAATCTGACGATATAGATCTTCTATTAGAAGATTTTGTTATTGATGAAGATATAGATGAGGAAAGAGATGCAAGAAAAAAGAAACTTGCATTTAAAGAAGAAGTTGCGAAAGCCAAAAACTTTTTAGAAGAGACTAAGAGTAAATATTACGACGAGATCAAGTTGAGACCGGGCGTTACTCAGGAACAACAAAAAGCTATGGATTTTTTCAATAGATATAATAAGGAGCAAAAACAAGTTGAGCAACAACATCAAATGTTTAAAAATAATACAAAAAAGTTTTTTAGCGATGATTTCAAAGGTTTTGATATCAGTGTCGGTGAAAAAAAATATAAGTACAATATTCAAAACAAAGATAGAGTTGCAGAAAACCAGTCTAATATAAAAAACCTCGTTGGGAAGTTCCTAGACGAAAATGGTAATGTTCAAGACGTTAATGGTTATCACAAAGCTATGTATGCTGCTGAAAATGTAGATAAGATTGCCTCTCATTTTTATGAGCAAGGAAAAGCAGACGCTGTAAAAGACGTTGTAAACAAATCAAAAAACTTGAGTGACACTAAAGCTAGGACTTCTCAAGGTGAAGTGTTTATAAATGGATTAAGAGTTAAAGCAATTTCAGGCGCTGATTCTACAAAATTAAAAGTAAAAACAAGAAAATTTAACTAATAAAAACTTAAAATTATGAGTTTAACTCCTCAATTTGGTAGTTTAGTTCCATCGCAGAAAAAACAACTGCTGGACAGTAACTACTTGGTATTTAACAGTGGTGGAGAAGGAAACTTCGCACAACAGTATTTACCTGAAATTTACGAACAAGAAGTAGAGCGTTATGGAAACAGAACGTTATCTGGATTCTTAAGAATGGTTGGCGCTGAAATGCCAATGACATCTGATCAAGTAATTTGGTCTGAACAAAATAGATTACACGTTAGTTATAAAGATGTATCCGTTGCAAACGGTGCTGGATCTAGTAGTGTTATAACTTTGTTTCTCGCTGGTGCAGCTGGACTTGCAAATGTTATTTCTAAAAACGATACAATTGTATTTTTAAATCCTGCAACAGGAGCTGAAAGCAAAGGTATTGTAACTGATTCTGGCGCTTACACGGGTACTGCTTTAGGAAACAACAGAGAAATTGCTTTTCAACCGTTTGATGGAAATCAAATTGGTGTTGTAGCGGTTGGTGCTGGAGCTAAGGTATTTGTTTATGGTTCTCAGTATGACAAAGGCGTAGAAATGGGTAATACTTTGGCTACTAATGGCCGAATCAGTGTTGATCCTTCTTTTACTCAATACTCTAATTCTCCAATTATCATACGAAGCCAGTATGTAATTAATGGCTCTGATATGGCTCAAATTGGATGGGTTGAAGTTGGAACTGAAGACGGAACATCTGGATACTTATGGTATTTAAAAGCTGAGTCTGAAACAAGATTACGTTTTGAAGATTACTTAGAAATGGCAATGGTAGAAGGAGAACTTAATCAAGTTGCTGGTATTGGCGGTGGTGCTGTACCAAATAAGCAGCCAGGTACTCAAGGTTTATTCCAAGCTATTCAAACACGTGGTAACGTAGAAGTAGGATTTACTGCTGCTGCTGGACTAGATGAGTTTGATGCTATTTTGAAAAACTTAGATACTCAAGGTGCTATTGAAGAAAACATGCTTTTCTTACAAAGACAAACAGCTCTTGATTTTGATGATATGCTAGCTGCTATCTCTGGTGGAACTGCCGGTGGTACTGCATTTGGTTTATTTGAAAACTCTGAGGAAATGGCATTAAATCTTGGATTTAGTGGTTTCCGTAGAGGATCTTATGATTTCTACAAAACTGACTGGAAATACTTAAACGACGCTTCTACGCGTGGTGGTCTTGACGGAATTAGTTCTATTGAAGGTGTATTAGTGCCTGCTGGAACTACTACTGTTTATGATCAAGTTTTAGGGACTAATATCCGTAGACCTTTCCTACATGTACGATACAGAGCTTCACAAGCTGATGATCGTCGTATGAAGTCTTGGTTAACTGGTTCTGCTGGTGGTGCATTTACATCTACATTAGATGCTATGGAAGTTAACTTCCTATCTGAAAGATGTTTAGTAACACAAGCTGCTAACAACTTTGTATTATTCAAAGGAGTGTAATCACTTCTTAAAACTAAACCCACGGGCTACAGAGTGAGCGTAGCCCTGGGGTTTTTTATTAACTATTTAATTTTATTATATTATGGCTAAAAAAGCTGTAGCAGTAGAAACTGTTGAGGTTGCACCTCAAGAGGTCGCGGTAAAAACCGCTCCTAAACCCACTAAACCAACGTGGGAAATTAAAGACAGAGTTTATTATTTAACAGGTAATAAAACTCCATTAACTTTAACACTACCTGGGAGGCACACTAAAAAACATGCGCTTCTATATTTTGATGAAAAAACAGGTAAGCAAAAAGAAATAAGATATGCTACTAATCAAGATTCACCATTAGTAGACGAGCAAAAAGGTGAAGTTACATTAGGACATATTAGATTTTACGATGGAACACTAACTGTAAACAAAGAAAAACAAAATTTACAAAAATTACTTTCTTTGTATCATCCATTAAAAGATAGACTATATAAAGAATACAGCGCAGTAGAAGAAGCCGTTGAGGAACTAGATGTTTTAGATCTTCAAATAGATGCCTTGAACGCAGCTAGAGAAATGGATGTAGATTATGCTGAAGCTATATTAAGAGTAGAATTAGGGTCAAAAGTAAATGATTTAAGTTCGAAGGAATTAAGAAGAGATTTGCTTTTATTTGCTAAAAAAGATCCAGTTCTATTTATTAATCTAGCTAATGACGATAATGTTCAGCTTAGAAATTTTGCTATTAGAGCAGCTGAAGCTGGAATAATTAGATTATCAAGTGATCAAAGAACATTTACATGGGGAACAAATGGTAGAAAATTAATGAATGTACCTTTTGATGAAAACCCTTACTCAGCATTTGCTGCTTTCTTGAAAACAGACGAGGGTGTTGAGATCTATAAATCTATAGATAAAAAACTATAAAAACAAGTGATACTATAATATAGGCGGTTTCGGCCGCCTTTTTAGTATAAAAAAATTAATATGGTAAATATAAATGCAGTATATCAAACAGTCCTGTATATTCTAAATAAAGAACAGAGAGGTTATATACCACCAAGTGAGTTTAATTCACTGGCAGAACTAGTTCAAAATGAAATATTTAATTCTTATTTTCCTAACGGTAATCAATTAAACCGCTTAAACCAAAACAACACACAAAACGATACAGAATTTTTTAATATATTTGAAAATAATAGATATAAACTATATCCTTTTGAACATGAAGTAGAATGGTTTTATGATTCTACTTACGATTGTTGGTCTTTTGCTCCACTATTAGCAACTGACTATGAAGGTGAAATTAGATTATTAGGCGTTATACTTTCTACATATAATCAACAAGGGCAAACTAACACAAATCCTACAGCTAAAATAGGTCCTTTAATAACTTCTATTACTCAAAATGTAAGTAAAAAAGATTATGAAAAACTAATAAGATCTAAACTTACACAGCCTACAACTCAATATCCTTTAGCTTTTCAAACTAGCTTAACATTAAATCAACCTAATGAAGACGTAGTTCTTAAGGTGTTTCCTAAGCCTGATATTTTAAAGGTTAATTGTATTTTTGAACCTATAACTCCTTCTTGGCAATTTAATCCTGGAGGATTAGGACAGTATGTTTATAATCCTGCAGGCTCAGTAAGTTTTCAATTAGATGATTCTGAGTTTTCTAACATAGTAATG